TTTTGGTTGATAGGAGAGTATAATCTTGTTTTACATACAAAGTTTAAACTAGATGCAATTATTCTTCTATCTAAAAAATTACCTTCGTATTGTTCCTGAACTGCAACATTAGTAAGAACTATAGGAACATCTAAATTTTGTTCTATATTATTTAATTTTAATGTTACTATAAATTCAGGAGCAAAATATGGTATAATTTGCTCAATCATTTGCAAATTATCATCCATACTTCTAGAATATAGATACAAGCTAAATGATACATTATATGGAACTTCTTGAAATGATCTATATGGATTAGCTCCATTTACTCGTTTTACTCGTGAATTTGTTTTATTTAAGTGTCGAGTTGGATCATAATCAATAGAACCCAGTTCAAAAGACATTCTGGGTAATGTTATTTCTACTTTAGTAGTATCACTGATACCACTTTGTTCATTCAATCTTCTAATGAATTTTTCTTTTGATGAATATGTTATAGGCACTTGCAGTTTGTTATTTTGTGTACCATCAGAATTACTACGAACAACATACACTTCATCAAAAAGAGTACCAAAACCTACAGTAAGTTTTCTTAGTGATTCGTTATAAAAATGTCCGAACATTAATAGTTACCTTCCGAGAATGGATCTTTGTCTGTAAAGTCAAACAAACCATCTTCTTGTCTTTCTTTTGCTAGCCCTATGTCATCAAACAGTGAGGTATTTGTTTCTGGACTAGTTGGAGTCTTGGTGGTGAGGCTACCAAGAGATGCAATTTCTCCTGTTGCTCCGCTGCTTGCTCCATGAATGTATATATTTTCTCCTGCTGTAAATCCTTGACCTGGACCCGGTGCAGCTTCTGCGGTAAGTCCGAAGAATCCTGTTTGATCTCCTATAAACAGTAGTCCAGTATCTGATTTCCAGTTATATACTCTTGCTGTTGCATCTGCGTTATCATAATTAATTGCAGTAGGTCCGTCTAGACTGTTACCTAAAATCTGAAATACATTTTCTCCTACTGTATATTCTGCACCACCAGTAATTGTCATGTATAATTCATATAACTCAGTAGAAGTCTCTGTTTCAATATCATCGATAAAGTTTTGATCTGTATCAAAGTCTTCATGTGTATAGGTAAACGCTTCGCAAGTTAGCACATATGTGTATAGACTACCTAGAGCGTAAAAAGGTGTTTCGTGTTCAACAAAGTTTATTTCAAATATTGTATCACTATCTACAAAATAAACCAGATCTCCTTCAGTTGGACGCGGTATTTCTGCATCAGATCTGGTTACATTTTCTTCAAATGATTTCTTTGCAACTACGAGTTCTACTCTATCTTTTAATTCTAAACCAAACTTAGAAATTAAATCACCCTGACCTTGAAAACCAGTTACAGTATTTACATACGCAACAAGTTTATATGATCCTTTAAATTTAGAAGCTGTATCTTCTCCATATAGGTAATCATTGTTAAATAACTTACGAGGTATGTAATAAATATCCCTACCCATAGAAGCAATAGTTTCTTGTCCAATTGCTTCTATCAAGCGATGTTCACTTGAGTTATCTAAAAAGTAAGGATTTTTTGGCATTGTATTATCCCGTTATAAAGCCAACTGGGAATTCGTACTGAGAATAGAATTTCTGTTCTATAATTTCTATTTCTCGTTGTGCTTCTGCTAATATTTGACCACCGCGAAGAACAACTCCACCAGGCATGGGAACACCATCAAACTTTGATAGGTTAGATCCCCACTGTCGTTTTATCAAAGCAGTAGTGTATTCTTTGAGTAACCTGTCATTATAAATTTCAGTATAATGTTCTGGATTTATAGCTGCATATGCTTCAATGACTAGAAAATCCTCAGTTTTAATTTCATCCCATTTCATGTCAATATAAAGTTTATTTGTAACCTTACTAAACCTTATTGACTTTTCTGGTTGAAAAAAGTCTTCGATCATATTAATATAACGTTTGGTGGAATCATACGAAGCAAGCCCCTGAGAAACATGAGCCTGTAGTCCTCGATTTATTCCAAAGTAGTCAGACAGTGCCAACTGATATCTTATATCAAACATACCTGAGTTTGAAAACTGTCCAAACTGAAATATTTTTGTGATGCTTGTTATATCAGTACCAGAAGGACCATCTCCGGTAACTCCTGAGATAGGACCTATATCATTGGTAGAAATATATTCTTGTGCTTTATCTGCAGCAGTTACTTGATGTTTAAAAAATGCTTTTTCTACACCATCAAAGTGTCTCTCACTAAACAAATCTAGAGCATCATCTAATCTATCTTCTGCCTGACTGTAATCCACATTAATTTCGATTACAGGAGCGCCTAGACGTTTAAAACAATATTCAATTAAAGTTTCTCTTGAGTTTGGAGCTGCCATTTGTATTCTCCCGCTTTATGTAGGAGTAGAATACTTTCATTTTTTATTTTTTACATCCTCATATCTCTTGTTTAACGCATCTTCTACGTTATCTGGCATAATAGGTGTTGTTACAGAAATATCTTCTACTACTTTGTTTTCTACTGTCTCGATGTAATATCTTCTACTAATCGGATTTACAGACTCTTCAGGTTCGCTCGGTGTGTAATTCGAAAATCCAGGCATTTTTAGTGGACAACTTAGATTCGGATAATCTAATTTACTGTACTCGTCAGTATCAGAAATCAACCAAGTACTTTTTTTATCACCACATCCACATCCACCACAGAAAAATTTTCCTTTTTCTGTTTTGCTTTTTTGTAGATGTTCACACGGAGGAAGTTCTCCATGATTAATTTCATTACCAAAACAACTAAGTACTCTAAGTTTTTTTGTATATGGTTCTGTTTTTTTGTTTGTAAATCCACGAGAAACTAAAGACTGAGCAAAATTATGAGCCATACCAAAGCCTTTTTTAATATCCATACTATATTCCTAAAAATAATTTATAATGAAAAATCTGCATCTGCAATATAATGAACAAAAATGTCATCAAATACTACTATACCTGAAAGTAAATCCCATCGGATTCCCTTTGGATCTGGATATACTGCAAGAGTATCTGCTCCTGCAGAATGTGATCTAGATTCATTAAGATATCCAATTGTTCCACTTGATAATCTAATGTCTAATCCAGAACTCTTGTTGAAACCGTCATTTTCAACTCCACTAGAGGGAGAATAGAAAGTAACTGTAGGTTGTTTTCTCATCTTAACTGGGAAAGTATACCAATACTCATTTGCAGGAGTAGCAACAAATCTAATTGAAGACCACGTTGGAGTAGTTCCTGTTAGTGTTATATCTCCTGCATTTTCTGCTAACTCATATGATCTTTGATAATATCTAGAGCATCTCAGCAATTCATGTTCAGGATCAATTTTAGGTCTATATGGAGATGCTGTTACGGTAACACCCTGTGTTGATATAGCTCTAACATATGCTACATCCAAAGTCTGTCCTGTAGGTAGATCATTTAACTTAATTCCTACTGCAGTGTAACCATCAGCATCAAACGAAACTCCCGTACTCACTCCTGTATGATTTACTAAGAATGGAGTCCAATCTGCAGTTCCTGCTAGAACTGTATCACTAAACAGCTCTGTACTGTAGGTAGATCCATTTGTATTTCTCCTCAGATAAACATTTAATGTTGCACCAGTAACACCAGAGGTTTTAACATATCCATCAACTATCATGTCTTCACCAAAGAAGCTGTCTCCACCTTCTATTCTATTTTCAATACCAATAAAGTGTGCATCAGCAGATATACCAGAAGAAAGTCCCATATTAATAGATGTGTAATATACAGGATCACCAAGAACAGTTGTTTGGGATGAGTTTGTTATTCCGGGCGATGCAAATTCAAATCTTTCTATAAGAGAAGTTGTTATGATATTATCTGAAACTGTAGTAGAGTCAACAAATCTTGCCCATCTGTCAGAGAAGTAGATACTACCAGTACCAGTAAACGAACTGCCTCTTTGCCATATATCAAATGCACTATTTATTAAGTGATTATCTGATAAGTAAATTGGATCTGGAGTTTCTCCAGTACCACCTGCACCACCAGTTGCACCTGTAATACCTGCTATAGTAACTGCACCCGTACTGCCGTTAACTGAACTGACTATAGATTCCGCAGTTGTTCCGCCAATGATAAGATTTGAAAGTAATCTTAAATCACCACTTATAGTAATTCCTGTTATAGTTTTAGCCAGATCTACAAATACATCACCGTTTTCATATGAATTTCCAGTGCTACCAACTGCAACTACAACATTACTAGAACCGGCAGTAGCGCCGTAAACAGCAATAAGATTTAGCTTTTCTATTATGTCTGAGTTTTCTTTACTCACCCAGTCATAGAAAGTAGTGTTTGCGTCTAGATC